AGGAGCCCAGGGGCAGACAGGCCCTGCCGGAGAAGCCGGGCCAACGGGACCGACAGGCCCGACAGGAGAAACCGGAGCCACAGGTCCCGCGGGGCCAATGGGGCCCACGGGACCGGCAGGCGGCCCCACCGGCCCGACAGGACCTGCGGGGCCCAGCGGACAGGCCGGTGCGGCCGGCCCGACAGGACCAACGGGGCCCGCCGGAGCGGCTGGTCCAACAGGCCCCACCGGTCCGGCGGGAGAAAACGGCGTGACCTCCTTCAATGGCCGGCGTGGCGTGGTGGTGCCCCAGTCCGGGGACTACAACGCCACACAGATCCCGGTGAGCGGAGAGCCGGAGGCGGAGACCGTTGCGACGGCTTTGTCTAATAAGGCGCCCGGCGGGTTTGGCTTCGGGGATGCGATACAGGAAATTGTGACCACCAGCGCGGAGGAATCCTATGAGACATACTGCGCCAAGGTAGACGCTGTACTGGACGCGATGCCTGACAAGACCGCAAAACTGGTGCGGGCCTATCCGCCGGCAGTGTACGGCAATGCAGGTACTACGATATCGCTCTTATACAAGAGCGATGCGAACTACGCGGTCCTATCTAATATCGGTAGTGCGGACGCGGGGCTGTGCGGATGGCGGATGTTCAAGCAACGGTATCCCTCATCGTCGAGTCCAGCAGTGTGGATGCCGTTTGAGTGGGAGCATCCGCCCATGAAAATCGGCGTCGAGTACCGCACCACTGAGCGGTACAATAACAAACCAGTCTACAAGAAAGCCGTAAATACCGGGGCTCTCTCTGCGGGAACATCCAAGTCTGTAGCGCATGGAGTACAAGACATTGGGCTACGGTTATCCGCACTGTACGGATTAAACAACGATGGAGATAATCTGGTTGGCAATCCGGGTATCACTGGTATTTTAGTTGACGGATCGAACATCACCATAACGACAGCGGCGGGATTCAGCACGAGCAATTCCTGGGTTGTTATCGCCTACACCAAAACTACGGATTAGGAGGGCACATGAAGATCATCAAATATCAGTTGGAAACAGAGATCAACTATGGCACTCCCGAGGAGCCGGACATTGAGACGCTACTTTCTCCTGTTACTGTGACCTATACGGAGGAAGCCTATGCTATCGCCCAGGATGAAGCCTATCAAGGGCAGATTACCGTGGAGGATGATGGAGTCCCTGTGCCGCCTCCCACAGCTCAGGAACAACTGCGGGCAGATGTGGATTTCTTGGCAGCTATGCAGGGGGTGGCGTTGTGACAGTGTATGATATGGCGAGGGCCTACTATCCCCGCCTTTGGGACGATGGCCGTTTGGATCAGCTGGTAGCCGCCGGGCGGCTGTCTGCCGAGGAAGCCACACAAATCAGGGCTGATTTGCAAGCTCCGGCATCTGCGGCCAAGTAATGGCACTGGGAAAACGCTCCTGTTGGGGCACATCCCGCAGGGCCTGCCGGTATGTTTTGACCGCCTCCAGCGACTGCGCGTCCAACGGGGAATCCGGCAGTACCGCCCAGTCCGTGGCCGCCAATAGCCGGTCACGCCGCGCCCGGATTTCGTCCGTGGTATCCGCCACCTCCTCCACGGTGACCTCACCCTGCCATGCCTCAGACAAGGCCAGCTGGTAGTCGGCCTCCGTGGCGTAAGGCATGGAGACGTCGGATAGTACGGTTTCCATCATCGGCTTCTCCGGCGTTCCGTGGTTGGTCTCCGTAGCCAGCTTATATTTCAGGATCTTCATGCGCTCCTCCTCAATCGGTTGTTTTTGTGTAACGCAAAACCAGATATACATAGTTTGCGGACACATCCGTATTTGTCGTGATTCGGATATTGGAGGCATTGATCTGAATATTATCAACCCCAGAGGCTTCGATCAAATTAGCGCCTCCCATCATCCCTGTGTATGAGACGAGCTGGCTGAAATTCTCTATCCCATGAGAGACGTCTTTGTATGTGGCATTCGGTGCTTGGCCGAAACTAATTGCTTTGGCATACACAGGTTTGCTGTTGTATTGCTCCACGGTGCGGTACTCGACGCCCAACTGCATGGGGGGATTTACGTATTCCCACGGAGTCCACACACCATCTACAGCATATCTGACAAAATGATCCGGTTGACCTAATGCGTTCCAAGCGTCTTGGCGGATCATGCCACCCGCCCCAGTGCGGGATGATACGAGTAGCCAGCCATAAAAGTTGGATGAAGGTCCATTTGATGAGCCTGCGCAACTATACCAGCCCGAGAGCACAGCTTGATTGAGGTCAGTCACAGGAGCTGCTGCGGCCCCCAGCCCATATCCAGCGGGCGCCTTATTAGACTAAGACACCCTCCTGCTATACTGGTGCGGGAGGTGTTGCGTATGGATGCAAAGACGGAGCTGGAGCGGAAGCTGGTAGGACTGGCCCCCGGTATGGAGGCGGAGATCAGACAGGTCCTGGAGGCGTACCGGATCACCTGGGCGGAGACAGGCGGCGCCCTGGCGCTCCGTGAACGGATCGAGTCATTCCTGGCGGCGAAGCGGATCGACGGCCTGTCCCAGAAAACCCTGAAAGACTATGGCCTCGTGCTGCGGTCTTTTGCGCGGTATGCGGACAAACCACCGGAGGAGATCACCGCCGACGATGTCCGGCGGTATCTGGCCGGACTGTCGGAGCGGGGGCTGAAGGATGGGAGCATCGTCACCCACGCCAACACGCTGCGGAGCTTTTTCGCATGGCTGGAGCTGGAAGACGTGATCGGGAAAAGCCCCATGCGGAGGATCAGGAGCCGGAGCGTGGACCGGACGGCGTCCCGCCGCCCCCTGACAGATGAGGAACTTCACCGGTTGCGGAAAGGCTGCCGGAACATCCGGGACCAGGCACTGGTAGAATTCCTGTCCTCCAGCGGCTGCCGGTTGAGCGAGGCGGCAGGGATTCGTGCGGAGCAGGTGGATTGGAAGCAGAGGAGTGTACGCGTGCTGGGGAAAGGGCGGAAAATTCGGACGGTGTTCTTCTCCTTCCGGGCCGGACAGCTTCTGCGGGAATACCTGAGTCAGCGGGAGGGCGGAGACGCGCTCTTCGCGGCGGTCAGAGCGCCATGGAGCCCTTTGACGCCGGGAGGCATTGAGAAAGCCCTGGCACGAATCGGGCAGCGGGCCGGGCTGGAACGGCGGGTCCACCCCCATATCCTGCGGCATACCTTTGCTACGCAGGCGCTGCAGGGTGGGATGCCGCTGCCGGTGATTCAGCAGCTCCTGGGGCATGAGGACCCCAAAACCACCATG